CCATCTACAATCATCCCATCAGAAGTCACTGTGCCAGTTACGTCAACGCCTGTGCCGTCTAAGAACAAACGCCTTGCGCCATTTACCGTCCACCCTAATTGGCCTGCCGTTGGTGCATACACGCCAGTATTTACATCGCCAATACCGATTGCAGGTGTAGCTTCTGTGCCTCCTAGAGTTAAAACAGTACCGTTTACCCTTAGTTTTTCTGTACCTGCTACGGAAGCTACACCAATGGTAACAGTGTCTGACTGTGTATTGCCTGTTACGTCTATGCCTGTGGAGGTGGTGGCGAGTTTTTCTGAGCCGCCGTAGTATATTTGACTAGCTCCTCCGTTGACCGCACGGAAATAGTTTTCGCCACCAGTATTCTCAAGGATTAGGTTGTCGCCTTGAATAAATAAGTGACCGTTACTGTCTGTGTTTGATTCAGTAATGTAGGAGCGGTTAGTGCTACCATCATGGTAAATCTGTAGGTCAGACCCAGCACCGAATATGGCTTTGTCGTTATCACCGAATGTTACATCGCCATCTACAATCATCCCATCAGAAGTGATAGTAGACTCAACATTTAAAGCACCAGTCATAGTATCACCAGTAACACGAACAAACCCTGTTCCTGTATCAAAGGCAGTCTTTAGCTCATCAAACGTAATTGCTTTTGTTTCATCAGCAGTAATATCAACTACAACAAACTCATCTGCATTAGCTAAGTCAGCCCCAGTAATATTAGTTAGTTGTGTTATTTTCTTATCAGCCAAGTTCTTATTCCTTTATATCACAGCTTCTACAGCTTCAAAAGAGATACCGTAGATTGACGCATTATTAATTGACCATGAAGTCATGTTTGTTGCTAGTCTGAAGACCCCTTTAGGGGAATTAAATACTACAGTAGCACTAGAGTATGTAGACCTCAGTGAAGGCCATATTTGTATTGTTCCATCACCATCTTGATCTAATAGTACCTGATGTAACTTAGCACTTGAGCCACCACCTAATTGTATGTAGTCACCAGCCTTAAGAGTACCAGTCATAATGACATCAGCATTATCTTCACCTGCTGTACCAGTCAGTACACAAGAGCTTACTGTACCTTGTGGTGTAGCATAGTCAGGATCTCCTAGCAAGAATGTACCTTGTTGACCCTTAAGTCCTACTAACATAGCTTTCCACTCAGCCGCTTTATCTCTGTGTACCGAGGGAATATTGACTGATGCTTCCCACTTTTGACCACCGTGAGAAACAATCTGTTGTTTGTATGTAAAAGGTGACTGTGATACAGCTACAGCATTAACAGCTCTAAGCTCAATGCTCTCAATACCTATCGTAGTTGGTGTAGCTAGTGGGTAGCTTAGTGCCATGTGTTGTATTCCTTATAAGTCTAACCGAATGTAGCTTTCATTGTGCCGCCTCTACGACGATCATTTATTATCTCAGATTTAGTCATTTGAGCAATCTTAGGAGCCGCTTGAGCTATTATTCTCTTAACACTATCGTCTCCATTAGCAGAGAAGTTAAAGTTCTGTACGACAGTAGTTGTAGCTCCACCTTCCATCTGTACTCCTAACTTACCATTAGCACCCCTCTTAAGAGGCATGATAGCTTCAGGACCAGCTTCTCCCATTAGTCCAGTTCTACCTCCAGACATAGGGAATGTAGTAGGACTTCCAACTACTCCACCATCAGCATATGCTTGTACTTGATTTCCACTAGAGAGTACACCACCGTTAGCAAAAGGTATACCGAAAGCGGCTTTAGCGGCATTAACCATTTGCTGTACAACAAGTATTTGGTAGAGTTCTTTTATGATAGCTCTAGCCATATTCTTGAAAGCATCCTTAACTGATTCAGTGCCTTCTACCATAGAGATGAAACCATCACCTATAATACCACCTATTGTATCAATTAACTGTCCTTGCTTTTCTTTTTCTTCTGTTAGCTTTTTCTCTGCTTCTATCATATCGTATACATGAAGCACACTCTCTTGTTGAGTTTTTAGTGTTTCTAAAGCTCTTTCATATTTTGCACTACCGTACTCTAAACCTAATTTTTCTAGTTCTAGTTGTACTTTATACTTTTCATTAAATTGTTCAGCAACTAAGAGTTCTCTATCTTTAAGACCTGCTGTGACTAATTGCTCTTGTGTAGTTAAACTTAAAGTAGATAAGTATTCGTCTTGTTTCTTATTTAACTTTTCTTGAGCTTCTAATTTACTTTGAGCATCTGTGATCTGAGGACCCATACCCATTTCTGCAATCTCTATTGCGCTGGGACCTCTAGCTCCCCTACGACCTTGCATACCTGCAAATTCTTTTTGTCGTAGCTCTTCTTTAATTTCAGCTACTCTTGTAGCCATAGCTAGATCTTCAGCTTCTCTTTTAGCTTTATAATCGTAGAAGTATTTCGTGTCTTCAAGTTGGTTCTGTTGTATTCTCTCTTGAACAGCAAGTCTCTCGTCTTCTATTCTCTCGTTAGCCGCCCTAAAGATATCTATACCTTCAAGTACAGCCTTCTGTCTGTTCTCTTCAGCTAAAATTCTTTCTGCATCCGCTTTTTTATTAGCGGCTCTAAAGATAGCTATACCTTCAAGTACGTTTTGTTGTCTTTCATTTGCCTGTTTAGCAAGCTCTTTTCCACGCTCTACATCTGCTCTTATTCTTCTTCGTGTATTAGCTTGCTCATTACCTGCTTCACCAACTTCGCTACCAAGTAACTTTTTGTTTACTATAATAGCATCTCTTTGTCTTCTAAGAGATAGTAATTGTGACTCATATATTGCTAGTTGGTTTTTACTCTCTTCTGAAGCGCCAGCTATTGCCTCTTGTATAGTAAGTATAGTTTGAGCATCAGCATAACTGAGATCAAGAATTTTATTCTTAAAGTCGTATATTTTATTATACATCTCAAAGATAGCTTTATTTAAAGCAAGTTCTTGCGCTCCAGCCGCACCTGACTGTAAAAGTTCTAACTCTACTCTAAGATTAGATATTTCTTTTATAGCTTCTTTAGATGCATCTTTTATAGATATTATACCTTCAGAAGCTCCCTTAGCTTCTTTCCTAGTCCTAAGAAAAGCCGCACCTATTGCTGTAGCTAAAGGTATAAGTATACCTAAGCTCATAGCTAATGCGCCCATAGAAATCTTCAAGCCCATTATACCTACTTTAGCGGCTAATGTAGCTTGTGGTAGTAAGTACATTACACCTACTAACTGGGTAGCCTGTTGTCCAAAAGCTACCATAGGATTAGTACCAGCTTGTACTTGCACTAAGAAGTCACCTACCTGATAACCAGTTTGTTGCATAGCAACGCCCATACGGTTAGCACCCTTAGTCATACCATTAGCATAACTTGAAAATACTCCAGTACCCGTAGCAAACTGATTGTTAAGGTTATCTAAACTAGCTTGTCTTTGTTTATCAGATAAAACACCAAGTTTATTAGCTCTGTTAATCTCACTAAGGTTTCTCTCATACAACTTAGAAGAAGCATAAAGAGGTTTATATTTAAGAGCTAACTTGTGTGTTTCATTTGCAAGTTTGTTAGTAGTAGAAGAAGATTTTTTCTGGGCTTTATCTAAGGATACAGTAGTACTAGCTAGTTGCTTTACTTCTTTTTTAGCTCTAGTAACAGTTTCGTACTGGACTATTATTTTAATGTCAGCCATTAGTTATCCCCATATAAACTACATCAACACTCTTAATTACTTCTACCTCTCTAGAGGAAATAGGTGTATCAGTCAGTTCCTTCCATGCTTTAATTTCATTGTAAGTTATCGGGTTAGGGCCAGAGAATCCCATAGTTCTACTATTGCTTAATGCAATAAAGGCAGACCAGACATGTGCCATTAGCGATGGAAAATGTGTCGGGGGTTCCAGTGCTTCAGGTTTACGTCCAATCTGCCTTTCTACTTGTTCTAAATGTTCACGTTCTGTAGTGCCACTCTCATCAGGTCTGTTGAGCTTAAACTGATGTTCTGCCCATTCGCATAACTGATGAGTTAGGCTTTCGTAAAATCCAGAGAGTCTGCAAGTGCCTCCTCAATCTGATCTTTAATCCAAAACACTTCCTCGTAAAGTTGTTTAGCTTTATCAGTAGATAGTTTTGGTTTCTCTTTATTGTATGTTATATCCCAACTGTAAGTAATGAGAGATAACATATTAAGTGTTGCCTCTTCCATATCTTGGGCTGTTATATCTTGGCTCTTACCCTTTTGCATAGCTTTAAGACGTTTGTTAGTCTGATCGTGCATTACAGACTTATACTCTTTAGAATGGCTTGCATAGAGAGTGATAGTCATAGGAGACTTATCGTCGTTCTTTAGGGTCTTACCAGTATTAGGATGTTTAAGTGTCACTTCTACAGTATTACTTGTAGGCTTTAAATCCATTAAATCCATGTCGAGTTCCTTTCGGGCAGTATCGGGTGAAACTTCCGACCCGACTCAGAAGTCCCCACTAACCTTAGCTAAGGTGTTACTTTATGAAGGTCGTGTGATCTTCAAGTTAGTTGCTTCAGTTGCATCATACAGAGCAACGAAGGACATGCTAATCATTCGACTTGTAGGTCCATCTACACCGACATCAGCACTGTTAATTTTAACTTTAGGGAATTGGAATGTATAAGCGTTAGTTCCTGTAGGATCGTTAACTGATACTTCAATCTCTGTTTCTGTCTCATTAAGGAAACGGTTAATTAATGCCGCATCCTCAAAGTAAGCTGTTAGTGTACCTTCAACTTCTGCTCTACCATACTCTAATGATGGTGCGCTATCATCTCCGATTACAAAGGTAGGTGCGAAGGAATTAGTTAGAGTGAAATCTAATGCAGTTACGATAGCTACGTTAGATGCTCCACCTACGTTACCTATACCAATGTCACCTGAGTAAGCATCAAATGGTGCGGCTCCTGAAGCGGCATCTTGTGTCTTTTCAGTAGCACTCATAGTCATGTTCTTCCCTACCATACCGAAAGTAGTTGCTACCATCTGGTTAGGTGCGAGGGAAATAGCCATAGTGGAAACTGAACAACCTGTAAACAAACGAGCTTGATCAATGTCAGCCGCATAGTCTTCTATAGAGAAGAACTTAGGTGTTGTACCTACTTTAAGTACGTCCGCTGACCAAGTACTAAGCATAGCTGATTGGCATACGGTCAGCTTGGATGTCGTTACCAGCTACACGATCTTTAGTTAAGTTTAAAGAGTGAGTGCTGAAAGGAAGGTTAGTAAAGTTACCAGCAGGTGTCGTACCGAAAGTTGTTTCGGTTATAAAAGACAGGCTGGAGCGTGAACCCTGTGCAAAGGCCATGATGTATTCTCCTAGTTATTTATAAATGTACCACCCGATATTAATCGGAACGTAGTACCAAGGGCTGTCAATCAAGCCTTGTTTTCTTTCGGCATATCTGATTGATAATTTAATTGTTTCTGATTGTGCGTTAGTAAACGATATGTCAGTTGTAGCTTGAAATGCGTCTATAACTTTGTTGACATAATCGTCTGCGGTTGAAGGTCCATTACCCTCTGGTGTAAATACTGTTACCATAAATACACCTTGATACCTGAGAGTAGGGTTTAAGCCTCGTACAGCAGGTTCAGTTAAAGTAGGCAGATAGTGTACTCTAATAAAACTAGTGCCTGTTGTCGGATCAAATGCTACGTTCTCGTAAGCGATGTCGGGGAGGTTAGCCGTGTTCGAGATGTGTGTCTCAAGTGCGGCTCTTATATCATTATGTATACTAGCCATATCTATCCTCTAATTGCCCAAATACCCCATAAGGTCCTTTTCTCCATCTTTCTCCCCCATACTCAACATCTGTAGCGTGAGGAGATCCGTTGGATAAAGTTAGTGAACCTGACATTGTATCGAAGTTAATTCTACTCACATCAGACATTAGGTTTTGATAACCCTCTTCTCTCATTTGGTACTCATCTTGATTTCTAGGTTTACCTTCAGAAGACTTACCTCTGGGTCTACCTGCACCTACAATATAAGAGAAGGATGTAACATAAGCACCAGTATCAACTGGGGATAGATTAACTGCGGTATCAGCAACTTCTTGTAAAGTCTCTCTGAAAAAGTCGTCTAGACTATCATCTAGTTTATTTATCTTATCCTTAAAGGAATTGTTAACAACATACTTCATACTCTACTCCTGTACATCACATATGTAACACATAGCGACACCGTTAGAGAATATAGATACTGCTCTTGTTACTTTAACTGTATCACCATTACCTATGATTAAGTCGTCAGGGAATGGGTCTATACCTACGCCAAGATAAGGTACTACACACTTACGTACACCTCTAATAACTTCTTCAGGGTTAGCACTAGAGTAATCATAGAAGTAACCAGTGAAGCTGTAGTCAGTAGTAGAAGAGTTATCTACAGAACCTGTAGCTGGATTATAAGTACCGCTCGTAGTAATTTTACGTAGTGTTAATGTTTCACCAAAATCTTCAACCAACTTGAGTAAGTCAAATGCTCTAAAAGACATATGTTACTCCCCTTCTATTCGTATTCAGGTGTTTGGTAGCTTGGTGGGTTTTTAAATCTATCTCTTCGGAAAGAGCCTTCAATGCGGTTAGTGTTCTGTCTTATAGATTCTACTTTACTCTTAGTAATACCACCAGCTAGTACCCCTACCGAAGCACCTGAAGTTTTACCTTGATACTCTAAGTTGTCTGCTAGTGAATTGTAGTGTGTAACTAAGTCAGAGTAGTCAGCTTTTAAAGCTCCACTAAGTTCTGT